GGCCACAGATGGCGGCACCCAACGAAACCAAGGTACTGATCACCGGCGATGCCTCCGGCGCCGTCGCGGCGATCGGCCGCGTGCGCGCCGAACTGGGCTCGCTGCAATCGCTGTCCGCCAAGGCCTTCGCCATCGGCGGCGCGATCGGCGCCACCGGCATCGTCGCCGCGCTGACCGACGTCACCAAGAAGGTGATCGATGCCGGCGACGAGCTTTCCAAGCTCTCGCAAAAGACCGGCGTCTCGGTCGAAGACCTCGGAAAGCTGCAGTACGCCGCCGACCTCTCGGGCGTCTCGACCGAGCAGCTCGGCAAGGGCCTGGCCAAGCTCGCCGTCGAGATCGCCGCGGCCGGCGCCGGCAGCGAAAAAAGCAGCAAGCTGTTCGCCAGCCTGGGCATTGGCCTACGCAACGCGGACGGGCGCCTGCGCTCCACCGGAGACGTGCTCGCCGACCTCGCCGACCGCTTCCAGCAGATGCCCGATGGCGTCGGCAAGACCGCGCTGGCGGTCGATATTTTCGGGGAAAAGCTCGGCGCCCGCATGATCCCGCTGCTGAACGCCGGCCGCGACGGACTCAAGGCCATGGGCGACGAAGCCGAGGCGCTCGGCATCGTCATCGGCACCAAGCTGGCGAAGGATTCGGAGGCGTTCAACGACAACCTGACGCGGCTGCAGAAAATGAGTGCCGCGGCCGGAATTTCGCTCGGCAATTCCTTACTCCCGGCGCTGAACGAACTCCTCAAGACCTTCATCGACTTCCGATCATCCAACATCAACATGGCTGACCTGGTGTTCGGCGTCTCATTCGCCGACAAAACCAAGGCCGCGATCGAGCAAGTCGACCTCATCGGCAAGAAACTGGAAGCCTTGCGCAAGCAGGCCAAGACGGCGAAAGACGGTGAGGCGATCGACCTCCAGTATGAGATCGAGCGGCAAGAGCGACTGCTCAGCTACTTCCAGAAGCAGGCCGGCGTCTCGTCGTCCGCTGAAATAGCCGAAAACGAAAAGAAAAACGCCGCCCGCAGAATCGCCCTCCAAACCGACCTGCAAGCCAAGCTCGCCGACCTCGAACAACTCAAGACCATCGCCGCCGGCAAGGCATCGGCCGATATCCTGCTCGACGACGCCAAGCGCACCGAGAAGCAGATCCAGAACGCCGAGAAGCTGCGCGACGCGCTGCGCACAGCCTGGCGGGCCAGCATCGAGGACGCGCGCAAGGCTGGCGAGGAAGCCGTAAAGCTGCTCGACAAGGCAGCCAACACCCGCCAGGCCGGCGCCGACAAGGCCAGCGATATTCGTCGCTCCGGGCTTTCGGAAGCCGACCAAGAAGCTCTGGCCTTCCGCGAATTCCGCCCCCTCGTGGAAGAAGCCGAATTCGCCGCGACGAGCGCCAAGTTCGCCGCGATGCACGGCCGTGTTGAAAACGCCGCCAAGCTCGCCGACGAAGCCACCAAGAAGGCCGAGCGTGCCGAACGGCTGACTGATAGCATGACCATCCCCGAAGAGCGCGCCCGATCGGTCGAGCGCGCCACCGAAGTGAAAGCCGCCGCCGACGAAGCGCGCGCCAAAATCAAGCAGCAGGAAGCCGCCACGCTCGACGAGCAGGCCACGTCACAAGCCGCCGCACTCGGAGAACTCGAAACCAAGCTCTCCGAGCTGCAGGCGCACGCCGCAGAAATTGCCCTTACCGTCCAGATCGACCAGGCCCAAGCCGCCATCGCCCAGATTACCGCCGACCTCGAAGCCATCCCCAACAAGACCGTCTACGTCGACGTCGTCACCCGCAACTCTGGCGGCGCGCTGGCCGATGCGAACGCCGGATTCTGGACCGGCGGCTACACCGGACCAGGCGGACGCTTCCAGCCGGCCGGCATCGTCCATAAGGATGAGTTCGTCACCTCCTCGCCGATCGTTCGCCAGCCGGGCGTGCTGGCCTTCCTCTACCGCCTGCAGCGCGAAGGCGCGCGCGCCCTGCCGGGCTACGCCGGTGGCGGGCTGGTCGGCAACATCAACCCCGGCGCGCTGCGCATGCCGTCGGCCGCGCCGGCGCGCGCCGCAGCCACCTTCGTGGTTCCGGGCCTCGGCAGCTACCCGACCAGCGTCGACGGCTACACCTTCGGCCGCCTCGAACGCGATTTCGCCCGGGCAGCCCTGCAGAAAGGAGGCCGGAAATGAAGCTGCTCAAGATCGGCAGCATCGAGATCCCGCAATACGCCACGCTGGACCTCGACCAAACCTTCGAGCCAATCGGCGGTGAGACCGTGCTGCGCACGATGTCGGGCCTCGGCATCAAGCAAGCCACCTGGCGCAAGCTGCGCACCACCATCAGCGGTGGCGGCTGGTCGCCGGCCGGGCTGGCCGCGATCGACTACACCCAGCAGCAGACCATCGCCTGCATCGCCCCGCTGTCGGTCAATGCCAACGCCAGCCGGGAAGCCACACTGCCGGTCGGCCGCCGCGCCGATACCGGCTATCTGCCGTTCGGCTTCGCCTACCTCTCGGACGGCTCGCGCGTGTCCACGCCGGTCGTCGTCATCAGCAACGTCGCCACCCTGGACGCCGTCACCGGCGCCGTCGGCTACCAGGCGTTCTACTACCCCCTCCTGACCTGCTGGGCGCACCGACCGATCGAAAGCATCAGCCGCGGCGACGCCAGCTATCGCTGGGAGCTGTCCGCCGAGGAGGTGTAGCCGTGCCCGCCACCTACACAGCCACCTCCGGCGCCGGCGCCGCCGCCGGCATCTGGACCGCCATCGTCGTCATCGACTCGGTCGACGTCTCGGCGAAGGTCGTCGGGCAAATCCGCGTATCGGCGGAAGAGGGCGCGGCGCGCATCGCCGAACTGGCCCTGAGGCCGGCCGGCGGCACGAGCTTTACGATTCCATCCTGGGTCGGAAAGTCGGTCACGATCGACATCGCCGACTTCTCGACTGGTTCGCCGACCAGCGTATCCAGGCTGTTCGCCGGGCTGATCGATACCCCATCGCTCGACCTCGAACTGGCGACCATATCGCTGCTCTGTTCAGATAACCTCCAAAACATCGTCGAGGGCATGAGCGCCGCGGCGATCGACTCGGCAACCCCGGGCGGCTACTCCTCGCCGGTGGTCTTCGACCCGGCGGCGCGCGGCTGGTCGCGGCTGCAGGACCGCCTGTCGACAATCCCCGCTGCGGTCGAACTCGACACCGCCGGCGCCCTGCGGTTGACCTCGTGGGCGCCGACAGGAGCGCCCGACATCTCCTTTACCGGAGACGCGCACCTGCTCGACGGATCGCTCTCGGTCGCGCTGTCGAGCCGCAACCAGCTCGTCAACCAGGTCGACATCGACTTCGGCTACCGCATCCCGCGCGTCAAGGCCGAGGGCTGGCCGGTCAGCTACTCCTACGTCAACGCCGGAAACATTTCTGACCACGCCGCCGCGCTGAACTGGTGGCTGGTCCGAACCACGGTCGTCGACGCGATCAAGGCCGCCGGCGGCACCGTCGAATCGATCAGCTATACGCCCCTGCCGAGCAGCCCAATCGGCGGCTGGATCCCCAACCCTGACGCCGATTACCTGCTCTGCATGGGCTTCGACGCCGTCGTCTCGTTCGACTACGCGCAGATGATCGACGAGGCGCACGCCATCACCGTATCCGCGCCGAACAGCATCGCCACCGTCGGCACGCTGCGCGACCGGCTGTCCGGAGCACTCGAGGGCGTCTATCCACCGGTGCCGACCGCCGAGCAATCGATGCTGCTCTACGCCAACGCGATCAGCGGCATCCCGCCGATGGATTCCGCTACGCCGTCATCCGGCAACACCACCGCCGCCGACGTGACGCTGACCGCCGACACCGACCGCACCGCCGCCAACGCCGCGATGCAGGCGCTGATCCAGATCGCCAAAGTCCGCATTTGGGGCTCGCACCGCCGCAACGCCGTGTCCGCCCGCGTGCCGCTGAATCCATCGATCGATCTGGACAAAACCATCGAGCTGACCGCCACCGGCTTGCACGCCATCGGCAAATGCCGCAGCGTCACCCACAACATGACGCCCGATACCGGCGAGGCGATCAGCGAGTTTTCGATTGCCATATGCTCTGTCGCCGGAGTGGGCGTGGCGCACGCCGAGACCCCAACCACCGCCCCGGCCGGATCCTCGCCGGCGACTACCGCGCTGTCCGGGTCCGCCACCGTCGACTTCAACTTCCTCGCCGCCGAAGACCACAAGCTGACCATCACCTTTCCAGGCGTCGAAGCCGTCGAGCGCAACAAGGCCACGGTGACGCTGGCGTCGAGCTACTCGGCAACGCTCACCGAAGACGTGCTGACGATCACCCTATGAGCGCAACCGCCCCGCAAGATGACCTGGTCAAGACGCTGGACCGCCTGACCGCCGGCGCCGGCCTGAGCACGCAGCAAAACAGGAGCCTGCCGGCCGCCCAGGTCGTCCCGCCGATTCCCTCGCGCGTCGGAGTCGCGCAGTCCAACGCAAAGGCGAGCTGATGCCGCCGCTTGGCGACCTCCTGCGCTCCCGCCACCAGCTGGCCGCCGGCGTCGGCCAGACGACGCGCAAGAACCGCGTGCTGCCGTTTACGCCGCTGGCCGTTCAGATTCCGGCGCGTGTCGGGATTTATGACCCGGGCGCTCCGGAAGCGCCGGTCGTCGAGCCACCGGCGTGTCTGCAAGGCGAAATTCGCTCGACCAGCGTGAACTCGCCATGGCTGATCGAATGGCACGCCGACGCGCCAATCCTGCTTTCATCAGACGCCGTCTGGCGCCTCGATCCAACGCCCTGGAAGCGATGGTCCGGGTACACCAACGATGGCAGCGCAACGATCGGGACGCTCGTTCATTTCAACTTCTCTTCGCCGACCACGCCCGCCGCCCTCGCGTCTGGCGCCGGCCCGACGCACGTCCAGATGATCGAGGGCTCATGGGCGACGCGCACCTGGTACCCAAAGCAGCTGGCGACAGTCCCGCACGCCGGCCTGCTGGCGTGCATTCAGCGCCTGCAATCGACGCAGTTCACGCAAAACGGCGTCACCCCACCGTACAGCTATACCTGGACCTACTCGGACGATGGAGAAGCGGCCACCGACGCCACGACGCCGGCCTGCATCAACCGTAACGGCCATGAAACCGGCCTGACCACCCGCGTCTACAACTTCGACAACACGCTGCCAAACCTCGGCCCGTTTCGGCACATACAGCGCCTTTTCCTGATTCTCGCCGGATTCAAAACGGCCGTCGAAACAAAACGCGGCAACGGTTTTCTGCCATCGATCCGGAACAATAATCTTGCGCTGTACGTTGGCGACACCACCGCCAGCGCCGATAATCTCGTATGCACAGACCTTGCAAAAATCCTCTCTGTTGGCCAGCCATGGCACGGGCTATGCACCGCCACCGGCATCGAGCGTCCGGGCTTTGCAGTGACCACCCCATCGGGATACGCCAAGCCGACGACAACCAACACGCGCTATTTCAAGGCCCTATCCCCGCCCGGCGCCCCGGCAGCGGAACTGTTGCCGCCTGGGTTCTCCGCCGCCGGCTATGAATACCTGCCGGATGTCGTCCTGCTGTCCGGGACAGATTATTCGCCCAAAAAAGTATTCGCCACGTCAACCAGACCTACCGGCTGCGGCAATGACCAGTGGTATCACTGTGACGATTCGGGCGTCGTCCGCCGCCTGGCGATCCTTCCCGGAACCCGCACCGCCACCAGCACATGGTTCAACATCTACGACAATGGCCCGGTCAGCGGTATAAATGTGCCCAGCGCCTCTGGTACGTTGCTCGGGTCGTTCGAAGTTGTCAGCACCGACCCGCGCGCTGCCCTGGTATACGCACAAGCTAGTTCGATGCGCCGCTTCGAATCGACGACCGGCGATTACCAGGTAAGCGTATCGACCGCTGGGGGCATCGTCTCGCCCAACTTGCGACTGGCCACCGTACACCCGATCGCCGCGTCTCCTGACGGGCGGCAAATCGCGGTTCTTACTGGCGCTTTGTTTACGTCATCCGGATTTAGCGGAATTTTCACCGTCGCCACCTTCAACATATCTTCAAGTCGGGCAGTAACCGGCCCAAATTATGTTTTCCAGTACGTCGAAGAAAAACCGACTGACTGCTTCACAAACATCTTTTGGGAAACATGGTACGCAGACGACAGTGCCTCGTATCCAGCGAGGACAAACTGGTGGGCATACGGGTATAAACGTGCGCAAACATTTTCCACTCAAAAAATACAAACCACCTGTCACGGAGTCTGCTACGACAAGGACGGCACCCTCCATTTATTTCTAAAACATAAACAGGTATTCGGCAACGGCCCCGTTCATTCTGGCCCGTCGCCAAATACGATGAGCTACGACAGCGGAATCCCGCTCACATCGCCAATGCCCGATCCGTCCACTACGTCTCCGCCCAACGGAGCAGTTGTAGCCGTCGAGTCTTACCCCGACTTGACCAACGCGCTATTCCCGTCCGGCCAATGCTGGATGGATGAGCTGGGCATAACGGAATCATCCCCTGTGACGGACATATACGGCATTTATCGGATAGCGAACAACGTCATCGTGGCAAACGTCACTCGCGGAACGACGACGGTCGAAGTGGCTGCTCCGACAGCCCATGATCTGCTCTCCAACGTCTGCCCGATCACAACGAGCAATGAAAAATGGGTCAGCTGGAATCCCAGGACAAATACGCTGGTCGGTAGAAATGACGGCTCGGGCGCCATATCCTGGTTATGAATCGCGCATTCGCTCGCAACCACTAGACAACGGCAGATGATGACCGAACCAGCCGCCACCGCTACCACCGCCGCCGTAACCGCCACCGGCCTGACGCTGTTTGGCTTGCACACCGGCCTGGACCCGACTTTGCTGCTGGCCGGCCTGGCCGGCGCGCTCATGGAACTCTCCTACGGCGAGCCACGGCCGCCATGGCGACGCCTCACAGGCATCGTCTCGGCCTCGCTGCTGGCCGGATACCTGACGCCAGCCGCGGTTGCCATCGTGCGCATCAAGAGCCTGCTCCCGGAAGGCATCGCGGAAGAGGTGATTCTGCCGGCGGCTGCCGCGACTATCGGCTTTCTGTCCTATCGTGTCATCGGCCCGGCCATCCTCAGAATCGCCAACAAGTTCGCAATGGATCCACCCAAATGATCGAAGACTGGATTGCCCGCATCCTCTGCCTGGTAGCGTCGATCATCATCGTCGTCCTGTCCGAGCAGCGCCTGAACCTGATGTCTCCAAGCACCCGACCAGGCTTCCGACTGGCATTCCTGGCACTCACCGTCGGCGGCGTATGGCAAATCCTCGACCTCCTGACCGGCGACGTGCCGTCATGGTCGGTCGTCGCCGTGCGCATCGGCCTCGCCATGCTACTGATCGAAGAGCGTCATTGCCCCCGCAACTGCCTGCGCGCGCAAGAGCATGGGCACGTCATTTTGCACCGCCGCATCACGCCAGACCGCCGAGCCGGCCGCAGCATGACAGACCCGCCCAGCGTGTGGTAGCCCCAACATTTCATCCGCCCGCACCTACGGCGCCTCAGTATCCCCACGATCGCCCGGCGGACCGGACTTGTCGCGCATCTGCTGCACCAGCTCGTCGGCGGTCGGATTGTAATAGACCTGCAGCATGCGCAAATCCTTATGCCCGATAATTCGGGCCAGCGCAAGAATCTCGAAAATTTTCGCCAGCCGGGTCACCGCCTCGTGCCGCGTGTCGTGAAAGTGCAAATCCTCGATCATCGCCTTGTCCCGGGCCTTCCGAAACAGCGCGTCGATGCTCGCCGCCGTCATCTGCAACACCAGCGGCCCATCACGCACCGCGGCCAGCTGCCGCAGCACGCGCAGCGCTTCCAGCGATAGCGGAACCTCCCGGCGCGCGGACTCGCTCTTGCCCCTGCCGACACGGCAAAAGCTTCTCTCGAACAGCACATCGGACCACTGCAGCGACGCCAGCTCGCCGCACCGCATCGCCGTCTCAATCGCCAGCAGCACCGCCGCCCCGACCCGTGCCGTGCGCGTCTCCGGCGGCGCCTCGCGATCGTACCCCGTGCAGTGCAGCAAGCGCTCCAGCTCATCGTCAGAAATCCGCCGATAGCGCGGCACACTGTTTCCCGGTCGCCGCACCCGCTTCATCGGGTTTTCATGCAGCCAGCGCCACTCCCGTACCGCCACATTGCAGGCATTCGACAGCAAATTCCACTCCCGCCGAACGCTGGCCTCACTCACCGACCGCAGGCGCCGGTCCCGCCAGCCCGCGAAATCTCGCTCGTCGAGCAATGCCAGCTTGCGCGTCGCGATCGGATCGGCAACTGTCAAGCATTCCTTGTGAGTTCGACCGCGCGTGATCGTCTCGATCCGTATCCGCTCCCACCGCGCCCCGGCCTTCCTCGGCGACACCTCATCCGCGTATCGCTCCAGCAGATCGCCGAAGGTCTTGTCCGGTATCCGCCCATCCTTGCCGCTATCGATGTCCGCCTCAGCCTGCATCGCCCAGGCCATCGCCGCCGCCTTCGTCGCCCGAGTAGCCGACGCCCGCCGACCTCCCCGCGACACCTCCGCCCGCCAAGACCGCCCCACCTTCCGCAAACTAGCCACCTGCCCGCCCTCCATAGCGTAATCCATGGCGTAAATTTAGCGTAATAGTAGCGGACAAAGCCGGTTTATGCGGGCATATGCGACACCTAACGCCGAGCCTGGAAGACCGCAACCCACTAAAACCAAAGAAAAACCCGCATTTCTGCGGGTTGTGTGTGGTGCCGAGAGGGGGAATCGTTTGTGCTTGATTTTATATGCTTTTCTTGATTGTTAGCGTACTTTTTGCGTACATACTTTCCTATATCAGCTTTTACATCGGTTATGCGTCTGCCCAGCGGCCACCTTTGCACGAACCCGGTTTTCGAGCTCCCTGGCAAACGCCAGCAGGTATTGGTCAGCGCCTTCGCGCCCCGGCAGGTAACTGAATTGCAGCCGCCCGCCGATCTCCCCGTAAAGCAGCCCGGTGTAAAGCCCGCAGGCCATCACTTCCTCCCACGTCAGGCGGGTTTCATTACTCTTGCGGCCTTGCTCCAGCGCCTCAAGCATGGACACCTTCTTTCGCGGCTTCGTCCTCTCACGCATAACAACCGCTTCGAGCCTACCGGCCGCAATAACCGCTTCTACCATCATCAGTATCAATTCGCGGCAGGCCGCTCAAGCGGGGCGTTAGGGGCGCGAGTGTTCCATAGCGCGTCTGCCCTATTCATGAGTTTGCGCAGCGTCTGTGGGTCAGATCCTCTTTCAATACGGACCGACGGGCCGATCACTCCGCACGATTTGCATACCGGCGCAAACCACGAATACGTCAGATGCGCCGTAGGCCGTGCCTCTCCACCGCAAAATGGGCACGGCAAAAGCGCCCCTAACCCGGCGGTCGAAGCGACGGCCCCTATCGTGGCTTCGTTGGCGTCCTGCGGTGTTTGTGTCGTGGTCACTTCGTTTCTCCTTCCGTGGCGGGGCCGCGCCTCACCTTCGCGTTATGCGTCGAGTCGGCAGTTTTCTTAACCAACCATCGGCGATTTTTCCAATACGTGCGCTTGAAGCCTTGTGCAGAAATAGCCGGGCCAATGTGCATCACCACCCGCCAGAATTCCTCAGTGTCAAACGCCGCTCCGTATATTTCATCGGTAGTGTCGACCATGGCCCGGTATCCGTTGCTTTGTGGCACGCTCCAATCAACGATAACATCGCCGAGCGAAACGAATATCGGACGCGCCCAACCCATGCGGTACGCCAGCACCGAAGGACACATCACGCCAATAACGTCTCGCGCCATCTTCCCTTTCCTACCTGTCCTCGTGTATGAGACTTCAAACGGTTGCATAGCAATCCATAACCAGGCAGTAGCCTGCAGACTCCGGCCGATCACTTCAGCTGAACTTGTTCCAACTCCACGGCAACGTGTGGAGTAAGCCACTTCTCGCGCAGCGTTGCCGCGTAGCTCTCTGCGCAGCCCTTGTCAAACAATCCGGCATCGGCCGGGTCCGATCCGCCAAGGCATGGCATCCCCTTCGGGTAGCCGTCCGAGCCGGTGAAAATGTGGTCCACGTAGTCGCGCTCACCGTGCGGCCCAATCATGACAATCCTGTATGTGTCGCTCACGAAATACGCTCCTATCGCCCGCCCTAAAAAATGTTTCGTCTGACATTTTGTTGATACATTGGCCGACCATCATATCCCGATAGTGCGTCCACCAATTCGACGAGTAGTCGCACTAGGTCCTCTCCTGATGATTTTCCGCCCATCTTATAATTTCCGCAGCTTTGTAACGCGGGTGACCTCGCCCTCGGCCTGTGCTAGGCAGCCGGATGGCGCGCGGGAAGTCCGGAAGTGGCGCATAGCGATCGGCGACCTGTGGCGCGCTGACCTTCAGATAGTCGGCGATTTCCGCGTATCCCCACAGATCGACAGCTAGCGGTATGCGCCTCGCGGTGCGACGGGCGATCGCTTCGGCCAGCTGGTCGACGATGTCGACCACCGCTGCGCTGCTTTCCGAGCCTATCGGCGGCTTGTGTGCAGTCTGCATTTCAATCGCTCCCGAATGCGGTCAACCGGTACTCTTCGCAGCGTTCAGCGCGCGCGATAGCGCCGAGATCGGCACGGCGTAAGCGTCGGCAATTTTTGCCGCCATGCGCAACCCGGGTTCTGATCGATCTTTTTCGAGATTCCACAGAAACGACTTCGTGCAGCCGATCAATCGCGCGGCGTCGTCGAGCGACATACCGCACTGCTTGCGAAACGCGTTGAGCGCTTGTCCAAGCGATCCGTATTGGCTGCAGCCGCCGATATTTATCCTCGGCACCCATTCGGTGCCGTCTATCATGACCGTGCGCATGGCCTACCTCATCCTGTGTTGCGTGAGGCTCGCGGCGCCGCTGATTTGAGTGATAACGCTTTGCCCGTTCTGCGTCTTGACCGTGCGGCTGTCGCCGACTCCACCGCCGCCATGCTCGCTTACGACGCTGGACTCGACCCCGATAAACCGGCTGGCTCCGCCGGCAATACGCATATGGTCGATCTCGGCCTTGGCGGTGTTGATGAGCACCTGGGCGGTTTCATTGACGGCTTTGGCGCGGTCGACGTCGATCTTTCCGGCGCGCAGATCGCGCAGCGTGTCGAAGAGCACGTTGCGCAGTTCGTTAATGTCGTTATTCATGACTGTTTCTCACGTTTGTTGATCTGGCGCGCGATTGCGCTTTTGAGCTGCACGAGACGGGCCATTTCGGGCCCGTAGTTGTGACAGGAGTTCCGGCGCATCAGCTCCGCGCGGCTGACCAGGTGGAGGTTCACAAGGTCCAGGTTGCGCTTGTCGCCATCCCGGAAAGCAATGGCGTGTCCAGGCGGCACGCGGCCATTGGCTTCCTCCCAAAGCAGCAAATGCACGGCGCGCCACCGCGATTGTCTCGGCAGCCCGTCGTGTATTTTTCGTTCGAGATAGCCGTCCCTGGTGATGCGCTCGGTACCGATCGGCTGGTACACCTCAGCCGCCCGCCCGCCGACGTGGCCTGGCTGAAACCGTGTCCCGACGCCGCCGAGCTGCAGGCCTTTCATGCCCTTGTTCCATGGATTTGCTCCCTTTCTGAACCGGCTCTTTGCGCCGACGTTGTCGCCCCTGCGAAGCCTGCAGGCGGCCGTGCTGGCCATGTATGCGGCGCTCTTCCTGATCCCGAGCACAGCCGCCTGGGCGTAAACGCTGGTCTCTGATACCCCGACCCTCCTGGCCACATCGGCGGTTGGCGTGTCGGGGTATATTTTGGCGACGAGCGCTTTCATTTCGGCGGTCCAGGATATGCGCGGCTTTCTGGCGGTGCTCATGCCGCTGCCTCGCGCAGTCCGAGCGAGTCGAGCTCGATGGCGATCATTTCGGTACGGCTGTAGTCGATCAGGCGCTCGCGTGGGATCTGGGTATAGGCACGCTCGCAGGCCTCGGTGACCGACTCTGCGGCGTCGATCATTTCGAGCGTGAGCATGACGCCGTTGGCAATGTGGCGCTGCAGGCGCTGAAGCGGGCGCAGATCGATCTTCAAGGACTCCCCTTCGACGATGCGCTGCCAGCAGCACACCCAGCCGTCGAGCGCCGGAGCCACTTCGATCAGATCGCTGCCCCAGTCGCGCATGACCAGCCGCCCCTGCACGGCCTGGGCTTCGCCGCTGCGCAGCTCGCGCAGCAGCTCGTAGATCGGCGCGAATGTGCGGTGCACCTGGATGATATGCGGTCGCCGCTGCAGGTTGGCGCGGGCGTCGGCCGTGCGGTAAAAGCGCCGCATCGCCTTGTTTGGCCGGGACGATCTAGGCATCTGACAGGCTCCAAACCACTCTGGCGCGCGATCCGCCGGGTTCCACAAGCCCCTCATCCGCCATCGCCACCAGGTATTTGCGCAGGCTCGAGACGTCGTAGCCGGACACTGACGCTATCCGATGAGTGGTCGACGGCCCGATCCGGGCGATGGTGTCGATGATTTTTTGGCGCTTCTCGTTGCGCTTGGCCTCGTAAAACGGGTGCTGCGCGGCCTGGCGCGCCCTGGTGTCGGCGATGATCTTCGCCTCCAAGGCAGCTTTTGCAGCCTCGGCGCGCTCGATTTCTTTCGTCAGCGCGAGAAGCTCCGCGGAAACTCCAAAAACAACCCCGGCGGTCGGAGCCGCCGGAGCTGATCGATGAACAGCATGGCTCACGGTCAGAGCCACGGCATGCCGGCGATGATCGGCAGGTCGGTGTTCTTCTCGATCTGTTCGCAGGAGTCATTGACCGCCGCCAGAAACACCTTGTCGGGTCGGATCAGCTCATACCAGAACGCCAGTTTGCCGCTGTTGTTGCGGTACTTCAGCCGAGCTTCCAGCGGATAACCGCTGTCGCTACCGGAAAACACGGGCAACCCCAGCGTGAAGCGCTCAAAAAAGCGCATCGTGGTGCGCGTCTTCTCGTCTTCGTCGTCGACGTATTCGAGGTTGACGCCGCCATTGCCCAGGTTGATCTTGCTGCGCAGGCGCTTGTCAGCCGTGGCCTCGAAAGCCAGCGCCATTTCGAGGATTTGCGCGCCGCTGGGCATGCCGTCGACGCTGGCGATGTCGCCGCGGTTGTCCTCCAGCCAGGCGGCAAAATCGGCCTGCGCCATGACCTTGCGATCGCTGCCGGTCCAGCGCGCCCACTCGACCGACAGCACCGGCAACAGCCTGCAGGTATGCGCCCGCCAGCCCGCTGCGCTCCTGTCAGCGCCATGGTCGTCGAGCACCGCGACCAGCTTGTAAATGCTCTGGACCTCGTCGATATGCGCATAAATCGAGGTCCGCTCGTCCGAGTGGCGGTTGACGTAGGTGACGAATCCGTCGGTATCGGTACAGATGACAGCGGCCCGCTTGCGCGCCGGCTTCGGGAGCATCTTTTCAAGGTCAGCGACCGTGCAGCCAGGCGGCAGGATGACGTAGGGCGTGCCGCTGCGGCCGACGTCGACGGCCATGTGCTCATCAGACGGCTGCACCACGGTGGGCAGGCGCGGGGATCCGATGATCATGCCGGCGGCAAAAGCGTCGCCGTAATCGCAGCGGTTTTGTTGGTTTGCTTCGGTGCTCATCGATTAGCCCTTCATGGATTTGAGTTTGATTTCGCCGTCGGTGACGACCGGACGCAGGTCGAGCCGCTTCTGGTTCGGGTCTTCGGTCAGTAGAGCCCCTTCCGGAGTCGGGAAAAGCAGCGTCACCGGCGCGGCTTCCTTTGGGATGACGCTGCTGATGCGGCCGTCGGCCGCCAGGGCGCCGCCGCCGACGCGCTTCAGCGAAACCTTGATCGTGATCGACCCCGGTTTGCCGGTGGCGTCGATCGCCTGCACCAGCCTGGCGATCTCGTCGCTCGCCTTGTCGACCAGACAGCCGCCGTCCAGCCGGCGCAGGGTGTCGATGATTGAACTGCTCATGGTGCCTCCTAGTAGTGGCGATTCGCGGGATTGCGGATCGCTTGGACTCGCGCCTGGATCGGCGCGAGGTGATGCTGCAGAAACCGCCGGTCGCGCCAGAGCGCGCCCAGCCAGGTGATGACCTCCCAGTCGCCGCAGGCCATCGCCTGTTTGGCGATCCCTTCTGGACGGTATTCGGTCATCGTCCAGCGCGGCCCGTAGGCCAGCCGCAGCTCAGGCGGCGTGGGGATGATCTCGACCCACCAGCCGCGCTGCCAAGACAGCAGGTTGATCTTGTCTCCCAGGGCAAGCACATGCACGCCAAGCGGCGCCTCGCCGGAGACGTGCTGGCGAACCTTGTCGATCAGGCTGGCCATGATTCACGCCCCCCCGATTTTTCCGATGACAGCGCGTCGATGCGCTTCACCAGCGCGGCCGAGTCCCGCCACGCGAGATCGATCTGCGCTTCGAGGCGCTCTTGCTCCGCGCGCCAGAATGCCAGCGACCGCTCCGCGTTTTCGACCTCCCGGTCAGCCCGGAAAAGCTCGTTGGTTAGGTCCCGTTCGCGGATCCGGCACGCCGGCACCCGCAGCCCCAGGCAGGTGCGCTGCACCCAGCGCGACGCCCGGATGATCATCCGCACCACCGCAGCAGCGGTCCCGTCTGCCGCGCTCACGCGTCGATCCACGTCAGCCGATCTCCAGGCGCAAAGGTCGCCTGATACTCGGCCCGGGCCAACGCCCGCTTGCCGCGCGCGACAACCAGCTTGCGCAGCAGGTAGGCCCGAGAGCCCGGCGCGTGGTCGTCGATTGCCAGCTCTTCAACCAGCGCGTCGACGGTGACGTCGGCACAGAAAAGCTTCGTCCAGGCGACGGCCCTGCGAATGAGGGTAAGAAGTTTGCGCATGGCTGGGCTCCGGTGAGGTGATGTAATCATCGTATCCGCACATGGATATGTCTGTCAATCCATAACTGGGTTTTACTAAGCAAAAAAAAGCGCCTTCGGTGGCGCCTTGCCGGCCGTCGGAAAAGTGCTAGTGCCGCAGGCCCAAAAGGAAGACGACGACAACGAAAAAGATGGCAAGTATGGCAAACGCCGGAATCGCAGCCAGTACGAGCTTGACCAGGAAGGTGACCATTGATCCGAATTCCATGTGTATGTCTGTCACGACGACCATCTGCCGACTCGGTTGCGGTCGTTCTTCGAGTCTCCAGCCCTTGCGCTCTGGTTGCGGGGGGTCTTCTTTTGGGCCTGCTGGTGACGCCGGCTTCCAGTTGTCGGGCGCCTGGCGAGAAGTCAACGGTTGCGGCTTGACAAACCCGCAGCTTGGGCACGTAGAAAGAAAGTCCGATAGAGATTTTCCGCAGCCATGGCACGGGCTTATATTTTCCATGTTGAGCGCCGATAAGTTCACAAAAGAATCCAGAACATCACTTCTGGCCAATCGATGAAAACGCCTCGATCAGCCCTTGACTAAGCGCAAGCGACCTGGGCTTACTGGCTGTCGCTGCGCATTGGCAAGTCCCGGCGGCTGATCGCTCGCCTGGCAGCCTCAATCATCAACTCTCGGACGTCCGGTGATGCTGCCCGGTATCCTATCAGCAACTGTCGCTCATCATCCGGCGGCTGCTCTACACAAAGAATCTTTGGCGGACTCCAGGCCGGATAGCTGGTGCTCGGATCGGTCAGGAGGTCTATTGCGCGCCGATGAAAGGCGCCGGCGATGGCCTCCAACGTGTTGACCGTAACGTTGCCGTCGCCGCGGCTCGCCCGCTGCACCGTGCCGAACCCTACCCCGGCTCGAAGCGCGATCTTTTTCAGCCCGTCCAGTTCTGGATAAGCCGCCCGCCAAGCGGCGATATTCGTCGCCACTGTCTGCATGATGCCCATGCGTGGATTGTGTACCACACACGAAACCGTTTGCGGGTATTGTAGAAATCCATAGATGGGTTTAGACTGCCGATCCATGAATCCACCTCCAGCGCTATACGATTTTGTCATGGCCAGGCTGCTCGCCAGAACGGCAACACGGCTGGCAATCGCCAAAGGTAGCGGTGTGCCGTTTTCCACCGTAACCAAGATCGCACAGGGTGCCGTCAAGGACCCTGGCGTCCATACCGTGCAGCGCCTGGCAGACTACTTTTACAGCCTCGACCAGACCGCCCAGCAACCTGCCATTAGCAGCCATCAGCAGCAGGCAGCATGATGCCCACGTCGAAACCATCGAAACAACTCTCATCGTGTTCTCCTGCTCGCCCTGTCGGCGAGAGTTCCGCCCGGCCGCCGATCCCTCCCTCTCGGCGGCCGGCTTTTTTTTGCCCCACGAATCCAGCCTAACCGCCACCCCATACGTGGGGATACGTAATTTACGTATGCCCACGTAAGCCCACGAGGAGCGCCACATCATGCAGCCTACAGTCCAGCCGGAATCCATCCATGACGCGATGCGGGAGGTCGTCCGATCCGCAGGAGGAGCCAAGGTCGTAGGCGCCAGGCTCTGGCCGTCAAAGCCCATCGCCCAGGCACAGCAACGCATCAACGATTCCCTGAACCCCGAGCACCCGCAGGAGTTCAAGCCCTGTGAGGTGCTGTTCCTCATGCAACTCGGTCGCTCCTGCGGTTGCCACGCCGCCATGCACTACACAGCCTCGACTGCCGGCTACTCGCTGCCCACCCCCGTAGACACCGCCGACGAACTGCAATCCCTGCAGCGCGAGTTCATCGCCTCGGCAGCAGCCCTCAAGCAGATGAGCCAACGCATAGAAGCCATAACCGCCGCACGCGCATCCCTGCAGGCGTTGCGCTGATGGACATCGCCGACCGCGCTCAAGAGATAGAGCACCTGCCCGTATCCGCCGCGCTAGCCTCAGCCCGCAACCACATCGACACCATCCCCCCATGCGGCCAATGCTACAACTGCCAGGCCAGCGTCCCCGATGGACACCGCTTTTGCGACGCCGACTGCCGCGACGACCACACCAAACGCGCCCGAACCCAATGACCCCACCCCCCAACCAGTCAGCGCGCGCCCCCAACTGAACCGCCTACCCGTTCATCCCATG